GCGACTGGAAGCGCACCGTGTTTGCGGTGCAGCCGTACGTATCGCTCACGTCGGTGACGTACACGAGCACTGGCGGTTCAACGGTGACGATGACGAGTGGCACCGATTACTGGGTGGACTTGTCGCAGGATCTCGCGGCGCTCGAGTTCCTTGATGAGCCTGCGACCAAAGAAGGAACGCTCGCAACCGTCACGTACGTCGGCGGCTACTCGACCGAACCAAACGAGGTGGTGCAAGCCATCGTGTCGTTGGTTGGCCTGTACTACAACAACCCCGAAGCCGCGCAGCCCGTCGCGCTGTCGGTGGTGCCGCTCGGCGCTCAGTTCATGCTCGAACACTTGCGAGTGCGAGGGCCGTTCCGATGATCTCATCGGGCCTCACGCGTTTCCGCTTGTTCGTGCTCCGCGCGTCGGGCAACAACCCCGACTCGCTCGGCCGCCGCGCAACCACATTTGTCACCGTCGGAACAATCGTTTGCGACGTGCGCGAATCTTCGCCGGTTGAAACGTCATACGGTGACGGCGTGGCTGTGGTTGGCGCGTATGAAATTCGTACACGTTGGCCGAACATCGCGCGCTTGACCGTCACCGCGATTGATCGTTTGCAGTACGGCACGAAAGTGCTGCGCATTAACGGCATCCGAGACATGGATCAAAGGCGGAGGGTAGCAGTCATCGACTGCACTGAAATCGCATGAGCGCCACTTCTCTCATTAGCGATATCGTTAGCACGCTCGAATTGCAAACGACCGCGGGGCGGCGCGTGTACTACGGAACACGCTTGCAAACTTCGACGCTGCCAGCGATTACGTTTGAGATTCAATCGGGCACACGCGTGGCGCTCGGCAATCAAAACACGTTATCCGCGTATGAAGTCACGTTTAACGCCATCAGCGACAGCGTGAGCGCAGCAAAAACGCTTGACGACGATATACGCACTAGCGTCAACATGCTCGCGGGCGCAACTTTCATTTGCACCCAGTACGGAACCTTGCAGGAACCCGTTGCCGAAAACGGCGATGAGGCGGGCCTGTACATCGTCACCAGTCAATTTACGATCTATCAGGAAGGCCCCTAATGCCATCACCCACCACCGCAGCAAGCGTCAAGTTCGGCGCCACAACCATCGACGACGTGAGCGCCGCGACTGTCTCGGTTACGCGTCAACAAATTGACGTTACCGCAATCGGCGACGGACACAAACACCACGTGCAGGGCTTCAAAGAAGGCACTGTGCAGCTCGAAGTCTTCTACGACTCTGCGAGCACAAATATTGACATCCTCACCAAACTTGACGCTGGCACAATCGTCGATGAGTGCGAAGTCATTTGGGCCTCAGGCAAGTCGATTAAGGGCAAGGCATTCGTGCAGGAAGCCTCGCTCAGCGTCGCCCCGAATGACGTCGCGCGTTTGACCGCTACGCTTCTCTTCTCCACCAACGCCATTACGATTACCGAATGATCCCATCAATCATCGACGCTTTCCTTTCGCGTCCTGCCGTCGTGGAGTTCGACGGTAGGACGGTTACGCTTGCTCGGCCTACCGTCGCGCATTTCATCGCAGCGCAAGACGCCGAGTCTCGCGGCGAGTTCATGCCCGCGTGGTACGTGTGGCAGCACGTGCTCGACGAGAACGGCCGCCAGGCATTCAAGTCGATCGAGTACGTGAAGGAAATCTGCAATGCGCCGATGGTGATGCGACTCGCTCGACTGATTGAGCCGCTCTACCTGGAGGGATTGGACTTGCAAGCGCCGCACGCGAAATCCTGAGTGCGGCGGAATTGAAGGTGCAACTAGATACGCCGCTCGCCGTGTTTCTCGCCCTTCGAGGGCACAAGGCTTTCTCCCATGACATCGCGAAACGGTTCAACAAGCAAAACGTTCGCGATCGGTTGCGAGATCGACGAGAAAGCGATTGAGCGCATCAATCAACAACTGTTGATGTTGAGCCAAAAGGACGCGCGAAACGCAATGCGCCGCGGGCTTGGCAAATGGTCACGCTTCACCAAGAAGACGCTCGAAGCCACTGCACCATTTGGCCGTGCAACTGCCACGGAGTACGTGCGGAAAGCCGTACGCCCAAACGTGCACCTGAAATGGTCGGTGATTACCAAGGTCAAGGGCTATAGCAAGGGGCTTGTCACGTGGATGGCGGTTGGCGTCAAGCGGATTGACGGCACATACCTGACGCCGCACTGGTACCAGGGATGGGTAGAAAACGGCCACGCGATCAAACGCGCTACAACGCAAGCGGAAAAGATCTTGCTCAAACAACGCGGCGAGCGTGGCAAGGCGATGAATTTCGTGCAGGTCGGGTACTCGCGCCCACGCAACTGGGTGAAGAAGTGGCGCCCAATTCTGAGCGCGATGGCTCCCCAATACGTCGCGCCCGAAGTTGAGAAAGCAATAAAGGACTCCGGCCTTGGCTAAAATTAACCGCATCAACATCGCCATTACCGGCGACTCAAAGGGCTTGCAAGCCGCGACAGACGCCGCACGTCGCGAACTGAACCGCCTAAACGCCGCTTCCGAAAGCACGAATAAGCGGCTGCGTTCTCTTGCCGCGAGTAGCACGAAAGTCGGAACCTCGCTTAGTAAGTTCGGCGTCGCGGGCGCTGGGCTTGGCATGATCGGCGGCGCGGCCACGCTGTCGTCAATGGGCGGTATGGGGCTTGGGCTTGGTGCGCTTGGCCTTGGCCTTGGTGCAGGAGCGCTCGGCGTGGCGGCGATTCAAGGCTTGCCGGATATCAGAAAACAAGCCGTTGACGCGTTGCGCGAAACTCAGCAAGACCAACGCCGCACCATGCAAGAGTTTGGATTCACGCAGAAAATTGCGGAGATGCTTGCGGCGAACCAAGCTCCGCGTACCGCGGCCGACCAACGATCAATCTTTGAATCGTTCCAGATTGGCCTTGGCACTGGTGGCACGAGCACCGCGGAATACGCTCTGAACCAAGCGCCGAAGCAAATGGCCGCCTTCCTTGGTGCGTTGCTTTCAGGAAACAGCGTGACGCAGGCAATGGAAGTCGGCACTGAGATGGTCAAGACGGGCAACGTCGCAGAAGATGCAGACCGCGCAGCGATGTTCGGAGAGATGAGCGGTATCCTGCGCTACCTTCAAAGTCGGTAAATCATGCCAACCGCCACCGCCATTTCCCGCAGCGCGATCACCGCTCAGAACTTCAGCGAGGGCGGGCCGTCGCAGGCGTCGACGTATACCGTCATGCGCCGCGTCACGATGAATGGCACGGTGGACGTCGAGAACGCAACACAAATGGCGCTTGTGCTCGGTGCATTCGGTGCGCCTCTTTCGTCGCTGCGCGCGACGATGGTGCTTACCGAGCGCATGGGCATGATGCGGCTGCGCACGGTCTCGGCCACGCCAGTGCCAAACACCGAATCGAGCGTGTTCGACGTAACGGCCAAGTATGACCAACTCTACACGTGGAACGTGGCAACCGGGCTTGCGAAACTCCAACTGCCCGTTGAAGTTGATTTCGACGCGACGCCGCGCAGCGTGCTTATGTATCGCTCGCCTTCCTTTTCCACGAGCCCGAGCGCCGATCTCAACACCACGGCCGACATCGGCGGCACGAAAGTCGATTACGCGGGTAAGCCGATTCAGGCGCTTATCCCGCAAATGACTGTGCGTGTGTCGATGATCTTTGACTGCACTAATGCATCGTCGGGCACGTTGGTATCCGTTTACGACAAGATCAACACGCTAAGCGGCAAATGGAACAGCGCGACGTTCCTGCATTGGGGCGCGAATCAGGTGTACTGCGAATCCGGCAGCGTTTCGCAGATCCGCGATGAGTACTACCGCGCGACGTTTAACCTGCGCTGGGATCTGTGGTACGGCTGCGAGCAACAACCCAAAACGGATATTTGGGGCAAACCTGCGCTTGACTCGAACGGCGCTGCAAATACGGTCACGTGGAAATCTCTCGTGCGAGGCACCGCGAACTTGTCCAACATGTTTACGCTGTCGAGTGACTCGACGGTCGCCGCGCAAATTGCCAAGGAAGGTTGCTTCCTCACCTACCCATGATTCAGACGCACTCACAACGCGTGGCGGCTGCGAACACGGCACAAATGGCCGCGGCGTTGCCGTCTGAGTCGCGGGCACGCACGCAACTCGACACGGTGCCATTTATCCTCGGAAAGATCACGGGCGCGACTGCGCTTCCATCGCCGGAAGTCAACCGATGGCTGTACACCTGGACACAAGCCAACATCGGCAGCACCAACCGCTACATCTTCGAGGTGCCCGCATCGGAAGCGTGGTACTACGGCGAAGCTCTCAACACGAATGAGGCCGCCAACACCACGACTTTCATTGGGCCGGGGATTGACCCGGCAAACGTGCCCGCGGGCTTTCAAGTGAAGCCCGTGGCCGTCGGTATGTACGTACTGCTTTACCCAGGCCGTCGCGTTGACGGCTCACCTATTTGGCTCTTTGCCGTTGAAAACGCACTTGACGGAGTTTGTTGAGGTTCCCTATGGCTTGCATATTCCACACACCAAAATTTTTCAACGGTACTTCTGCAAACTGGGTTACCTTGCCTGCGCTTCCTGCGGGCGTTGACCCAATGCGCCGAGTCATTTTGAAGGGAACGAACAACGCTACACCTCGCGTCGCGGTTGCTTTCCGCGTTGGAGATTGCACGGCAGGACAAGCACTTGCTGATCGCGGAGAGGTTTACGTTGACTCTACCCGTGGCATCGATCTCGGCGTTGTCAATTACAACTCGATCACCGTGCGAGATAATGCAAACGGAACTTCGACGGATACGGGATATATCTACGTCGTGTCCTACAGTTCCACTGACTACGGACCGCGAGGAGTTTCCTAATGGCGCTTATCTTCCATGTTGGCATCGTTTCAAATGCTCGCACAGGGAATTGGGCTTCACTTCCTGCGCTTCCTGCGGGCGTCGATCCCATGCGTGAGGTGGTTTTGAGTTGCGCTTCAGCTTTTCACGCGGGGCATTGCACAAAGGACCAAGCAACGGACGATGCGGGCTTCTTTTTCTACGACGCGGGACGCAACTCTCTCGGCGTGGTGGACTACACCAAGATTACCGTGCGGCAAGTGAGTGGCAGTAGCGCAAGTATGTTCATTCATTCGTACTCAATCTCTGACGAAGGGCCGGAAGGGAACTGAAATGACATTTCCCGAACTTGCACAACTCGTTGCGCCATTCGTCGCCGTGTTGACGGCGAGTGCGTGGTTGCATGGCACAATTGCCAGCCTTCGCGAGACAATCGCGATGCTGAGCGAGCGAGTTCGATATCTCGAAGCCGAGGTGGAACGCCTCAGGGGGGGGAAATGAGTTGGAGAACTACTACAGCGGGTATCGCTGCAATCGTTGTCGCTGTCGGCACCGCAGTCGGCGCTTTATTCGACGCGGACCCGCTCACGCTGCCTGACTGGGGCGCAGTCGCTGCCGCTGTCATGGCTGGCGTCGGCTTGCTCGCAGCGCGTGACAACAAAGTCAGCAGCGAGCAAGCAGGCGCGAAGTGATTTATGAAATTGTCCGCGCTGTACTCGATTCGCTCGTCAAGTGGCTTTCAGCGCCTCGCGTGGTACGCGTTGTGGGTGGCGGCACTCGCATCGCTGAACGCGTGCGGGCCGCGATACGTCGCCGCTCCGGACAGCCCGATGCTAATTCTCGAGGGCAAGGGCAGCGTGCGAGTCGCGATGCTCGACGGTGAAGACATGGTCGACGTCGGGTGGATCGACGCCGCTGAGCTTGAAGGGCAAACGGTCGTGAAATACGATTGGGTCAACGATGAGTAACCACCGTTGGTGCTGCTGCTCACAGGAAATCGCAGATTGCTGCGATATGCAGACCAACTGCCCGACGTTTGTCGCGCCCGCCACGATCACCATCGTTTATAGCGGCACGATCACGCGCACATGGTCGAACGGTGTAACGCACACGCTCGCGACGTACACCTACACAATTAGCAACAACACAGCGTTCACCACGACTGGAAACAACTGCAGCGGAAGTGTGCCGCGTGTATTTGCGTGTTCACAGGCAAACGTGTCGTACGACTTTCGCGAGTACCTGTACCAGGCAAGCGCAGACAGCGAATTTTATTTTGCACCGATTGCAGACGAGTGCTCGGGATGCGATGACAATTTGCAGTGCAAGACAGACATCGCGTTCTGTCTTGAGAAGACTTACCGCAGTTACGGAACTTCGCGTGTGATGACGAAAGACGCGGCCGCGACTGGTGTGATTGAATACAAATGCTGCGACTCGTGCGGCTGCATTCGGCCAAGCATTCAATACAGACCCGCGAGCGAAACGCTCAACACGGCCAACGACTTTTTTGTTTACACCGCGGGATGCTGCACCTCAACTTCGAGTTACGAAGAGGCTGGCACTTGGATACTCAACAAGTTTGAAATTGCCGGGGCTTGCGGCTGCCCATCGGCCTCGACCTGGGAGGAAGTGTTTTCACCTTCCGGTGGCGACGGCTGCACTTCACAGCTTCCATTCCCAAACTACTGGCCACCGAACGTGGTCGCTACGTCGTGGCAAACGATGACAAGTGGGCAAAGCAGTTGCGGCGCGTTCGATTGCAATGGGATTCCAAATGGGGTCTGCGGCTCGGGAAAGGTCTATTTCACCTGGTTCTGCTACCCGTCGCCTGGTGGTATCGAAATCCCGTGCGAAGTCGTGCTGTCGTTTACCGACACGTGCTCACAAACGATGACGGTCACGATCACATGACCTGCAAGCACCTCGACGCGAACAAGTGCACGCACCAGGACGCGCCCGCGTTTGGGCGTCACACGCCGCCGCGGGTTTGTGCCGCTTGCCCGTTGTACGACGGGCCACCGCGGGGCTTGGGCGACACGGTGCACACCGTCATTGAGGCCACGGGCGTGGGAACGGTTGTACGCACCGTGGTCGGCAACTGCGGCGGCTGCGCTCAGCGTCGGCAAGCGCTGAACGAAAAATTCCCGAGTTCGGCTAATGCTGGCATTGACGAAACGCCGAAGAAGCAATAACGTCAATGCCTCAACCGCGGCCGAGCCGCAGAAAGCACAACATGGAAACAGGTAACGAAACGCCGAGAGAACGCCTCAAGGGGCAACCCGTATGGGTCAAACTCAATCAGTACGCGCGGTTGCGTGCGCTCGCCGAGCGCGATGGCAAACCGTTGGCCGTGCACGCTCGCCGAGCGATCGAACTTTACCTACGCCGCGAGGAACGCAAGGGCGCCACGATTGAGGTGCGCGCATGACGTGGGCTCTATTCGTGCTCGTGTTCGCAGCGCTCGCGGGCGCCGTCGATTGGAGGGACTCCAAATGAGCGACGACATCACACGCAAACTTCGCAAAATGATGGCGATGGGGGCGACGCCTGAACATGGGCTCATCGTCGTTCGCTGGCATTACATTTCGACAATGGAGGAATGGCGCAATGACGTTGATTTGTGCGCCGATGCTGCGAACGAGATCGAGCGGCTGCGCACTCAACTTGAGATGTGGCAGGACGGCAACATCATGGCCGAGTCGCACCATGATGAAATCAAGCGTTTGACCGCCGAGCGCGACGAGGCGCGGTGGAGGCTTTGCAAGGTTGTCGGAGACAATCGCGATATGTGGGGCGAAGATGTCGCAAAGGAATACGGCTGGGACTATTTGAAGGAGGAGAAATGAGCGGCGAAACAACCCAACAACAACGAGACGAGCGCTGGCGGCAAGGCAGCGACGTCTACCAGCACACGTACGCGTTTCACCATCGCGTGCTGCCGACGGCTCAGCGCTCGCCCGATGCCGACGATGAGGCCGACGCGCTCTACTACTACGCGCGCGTCAATGAAGCCGCCGATAGGAAACTCGCCGAAGCGCTCCGCCGTGGCGCGGCTCGGATTCGAGCGCTCGAGGCGGCGCTGTTCGCGAAGCAAACACCAACGGAAGGAAAGCCGGAATGAGAGACAAAAAAGGACGCGAATTTGCCTATGCGATTCGCAATTTGGACGAGTGCCAAACACGATTAACTCAGTTGCTCGAGGTCTTGAATAACGAGCAGTTGGCTTACATGACTGATTTGGTGTACGAAGCAAATGCGAAAAACGATTGCAAAAAAGTTGCTGCAAAACTGTTGAAAGGCGACCGCAAAGCCATGGTTGAAGTTTTGAGCACTTACGCTCTTCTACTTCGTCTTGGCGACGAGTGGTTGAAGAGAAGTGAATATGGGGGTGAAAGTTGAGCACTGAAATCGTGCCCGTATCAATCGAGTCGACGCCGCTATCTCGGGCTCGATTCGAGGCCACCGTTGCCCGCGAAATGGGCCCGTACATCGTGCGCACGTTCTCGATCGAGCTGCAAGGCAAGCGATACGTGCAAGTCGCGGGGGCTACAGCGCTCGCTTCGGGCTGCGGCTACGCAGTCAAGGAAGTTGAAGTACGGCGCTTCGAAGCAGATGGGATTAAGGGGTGGGAAGCCACGGCCGAAATCCTCGACCGCTCGACCGGCGTCGTGATCGGCCGCGGCTCGGGGATCGTGACGGATGACGAGAAGCCGTGGGGCAGTCGCCCCCAGTTCGCTCGCCGCGCGATGGCCTCGACACGTGCCGCAGGGCGGGCGCTGCGCCTGTGCTGCGGCCACCTATTCGCACTCATGGGCGACCGAGTCGCCACCGTAACAGCAGAGGAGATGCCCGATGAATGACTTTCTTGCTCGCGAATTGATTGACGTGCTGAAACACATGGCTGCAAGTCAGCGCCTGATCGAAATGCACCTTGCGGAAATTCGGACCAATGCTTCCCTCATCAGGCAAGAGATGGATACGGATAACCGCGTTTCCGAAGAGTTTTACGAGTGGCTGCATGGCACAGTTTTTAGCGACCGAGAAAGGGTGGAGCATTACCATGACACCAAGTGAAGCACTGGCCGAGATTCGCGCCATTCTGAACCGCCTAGAAGCCTCGCAGAAGCCATCGCCCGTTTCGCAGGGCCAAGGCGCGCCCGTGAAGCCCGACGCCGCTACGGCCGACGCACGGCTCTCTTTCCGCGATGGCACGGTGTGCTACTGGGAAGTCGGCACGACCAAAGCGGGCACACCTCGGGCGCGTATCGGGATCGAGTGGAACCAAGCAGGAAACCTTCAGAAGGAATACTGGGACTGGTACGATATGAAAGCGGCGGAAGCCGTGGACCCGCTCGGTAAGGGCGACCGCGTCCAAATCGTCCTGAAGCCGTGGAAAGATAAGCACATCGTGAATGCGATTACAGTGGTCAGCCGAGCCGACCTGAAGCGTGTACCTTTCCCCACCTCGCTCGCCGAGTCGGACGAGATCCCGTTCTGAACCATTCCCCTCGCGCGGCCGCCTCTCCGCGCAGGCTCCCTGAGCAAGCCCCACGTGCACCCGCGTGGGGCTTGTGCTTTTTACGGAGGCAACACGCATGGACGCTAAATTGTGGATGGACGAGCCGCCGAAGGAACCGACGGCGCTCGCGTTTGAGTTACCCGAGAAGGTGAAGGCCGCGAAACGCGAGCACCAGTGCACGTGGGAACTCGCCGCGCATTACGCAGGGCTTGAGTACGGCATGAGTGCAAGCGAGGTGAGCGGCTTGTGTGCTCAGGTACGCGTGTGGGTGGAGTTCCAACGGCGCCGCGACGCGAAGCGCATGAGTGAGGCGGAACTGGCAGCATTCCGCAGGGCGCTCGATTGGCGGCCGCACATGGGCGCGTGGCGCCCGTTTGAGGGCTACATGAGGGACAGAAAGGGTGAGTGGAAGCTGATCTGTGCGGGCGCGCTCGGGGCCTACGACGCAGCAATGGCGGCGATGGCTGGATACGACACCCAAGAGTTTCTCGACCTGTGCGAGCACGCTGCGCGCTTGTGCGCTGAACTGCCCGAGGATTGGGACCCTCGGAACACCGAGCGCCTGTGGCTGAACATTTCCGAGGATTGGAAAGTGCTGCACCGCGGCTCACCGTTCGCGAGGTACATCGTATGAACGAGCCGACACCATTCGAAATCGCGTCGCCCTCGATCGGCGACGGTGTGCCGCCGATGCGCGCATTCGTGGTCGACGGTCTGCTGCGCCGCGGCGAAATCTGCAACTTCATCGGGGCCAGTAAGACAGGCAAAACTTGGATGCTGTACCACCTCATTGCGGCGCTTGCGAGCGGCGGCGCGTGGCTAGGCCGTCAGTGCACTCAGTCGAGGGTATTGCTCGTGGATAACGAGTTACACCCCGAGACGGCCAAGAACCGCATGGCGAACGTGGTCGAAGCGCTCGGCATCCCAAAAGAGCTATTTGACGAGCGGGTACGTGTGGCGTTCGTGCGTGGGCGCATGGCAACACTTGAGGACGTCGAAGCCACGCTACGGGCCGCAGGGCGCGGCGCGTTCGACGTGATCGCACTGGACGCGTTCTATCGCTTCCTCAACGGCGTCGATGAGAACGCCAACGGCGAAATGACGGGCGTTTACAACCACCTTGACCGTATCGCCGAGTTCAGCGGCGCCGCGATCATCAACGTGCACCACTCCTCAAAGGGCGATCAAAGCAACAAAGCCACCACCGACGTCGGCTCGGGCGCTGGGGCCATCGCCAGGGCGACGGACACGCACCTGGCGTTCCTGCGGCACATGGAGGAAGGTTGCGTGGTGCTGCGCGGTGAGTGCCGCTCGAGCCGCCGCCCGATGGCCGTGGGGCTGAGGCTAAACCCACCGTTCGTCACCGTGGACCCTAGTTTAAACCTAGATGACCTGTGGACGCCCAAGAAAGCCGCGCAGAAAGGCAAGGCGCAGCCGATGACCGTGGATGAGTTCGTGCGCGAAGTCGTCGATAATCAAAGCAGCAAGACGCTGATCATCGCGAAGGCGCAAGAGCGCGGCGTCACTCAGTCGCACGCTCGGTGGTTGGCGCAAGAGGCGATCAACACCAACAAAGTCAAGGAAGTCGCGCAAGACACAGGCAAAGCGGGCAACCGTCGTAAGGTGCTTGTGAGGGTCGTGGAGGGAGAATTGTAATTGTGGTTGCCTATAAAAAGGAACAACGACAAGCAAACCCTTCGGGGGTTTGCAGTCGCTCGGGTGACTACAGATAGACTGTGGACATCGCTGCTAAATGTGGATATCCTGTGGATATGTCACGATCGAGCCGCGAGAAAGGTAAGAGGGGCGAACTGGAAGCCTGCGAGGTACTGGCGAGGGTCGGTATCGACTGTCGCCGAGTCACCCAGTACGCCAACCGTTTCGGTGGGCACAAAGACCCCGACGTCGTGTGCGATCGCATGGACGTTTGGTGGGAAGTCAAGCGCGTCGAGCGCTTGAACCCGTACGCGTTCCTCGATCAGGCCCTGACGGATAGCCGCGGCAAGAAGACGTGTGCCGTGCTTATGCGATCCAGCCACAGGCCGTGGCTGTTGATGATCCGATTGGACGACCTACCCCGATTCGTGGAGGAGTACCAACGTGGGAATACCCGTATTCAACCCGCGGCCGACGATTCCCAACGCGAAGCGCTTTGAGGCTGACCATGTCGCAGGATTCAGCGGTGGCAACTGGCAGCGCATTCGACGGCACTGGCTCATGCACCACCCAGCGTGCAACCGATGCGGGCTCGCCGGTGAGGAAGTGCACCACATCGTGCAGCGTGCCCATGCGCCGCATCGGTGGAACGATTGGAGCAACCTTGAGACGTTGTGCAAGCGCTGCCACAAAGAGCACCATAACTCTACAAACGTCTGATAACTGCTAAGTGCGTCCCAAAATAGTTACGCACAAGTTATCCACGTCCATTTCGCGAGTTATCCACAAGTTATCCACATGTCCACAAGTTATCCACATTTTATCCTGACGTGGGGGGGGTAATTTTTATGAGACGGTCGCCCCTAGGGAATCACACCGCCTCT